TTGATTTAATTTTTTATCACCATAACCACCAGTGACTGCCATCTGTTCTTGCATTTGATGACCATACTTTACAATGTCATCACAAATTCTATGAGGAACTGCTGATTGAAAATACCAATAATAATTTGTAAGGTTCATATATCTTTATGAACTTAATATAACATTTGTAATTATATTGTCAATGTTCCTGAAACTGTAAAGGTTGCAACTTTACATCCGCCAGCTGGGGCTGGTAATGTTGCAATGCTATTAGTGCCTGGTGCAACTGATGCACTTGTACATCCTGGTACACGTATTATTACAATACCTGGTCCACCTGCTCCTGAAGATGTGCCACAATAAGGCATACCTGGTCCTGATGTTGCACCACCACCTCCACCACCAGTGTTGTTTGTGCCATTTACACCAGCTGTGCCAGGCATAGCTCCACCAGCTCCACCTCCACCAGCTCCACCTGTACCTCGAGTCACAGGATTACCGTGTCCAGAATATCCACCACCTCCACCACCAGCGTATGTAACATCACTTCCTGTAATTGTATTTGGTGCTCCAGCTCCTCCAGGACCTGCTGTTGATCCAGTAACATTTGTACCTGCTGCAGTTGCTCCACCACCTCCACCTGAAATATTATAACCAGGTCCAGGTTGAACAGCACCACATCCTCCAGGATTTCCTTGAGCAGGATTTGTTGGAGGACTATTTCCTAATCCTTTAACATTACCTGGACTATTACCACCAGAAGCTCCACCACCAGAACCTCCAGCTATTCTTGCATTAGGAGATGCTAAACCAGAATCTTCAGAGTTACCACCACCTCCACCATTTGATGTAATTTTACTTGTTCCTTCTACTCCACAAACATTAAATACTGAATCACTTCCTGATAAACCAACTCTATCGGCGATAGGTTGTGGTCCTGAACGAGCAGCACCTCCACCTCCAACTGTAATGTTAAGAGTACCGGAAGGTATTTCTATAGAATCTCCTCTTAATGGAGAAGGACCATAACCAGAAGCTCTATATCCTCCAGCACCACCTCCACCACCTTCTTTTTGTCCACC